CTGGAGGTTGCTTTTTGAGTGAGCGCCCAGCACCCATGCGGTCATGCCATTGCGAAATGCTACGGATGCGCGCTTCATCTTGTGGCGCTCGGTTCCCGTCATGCGTGGCAAAATCTCACGCACCGGGGCGCAGTATTTCCAAAGCACATGGAGACGGTTCTCGGCTTGGTCCTTGGCGTCAGAGTCCGTCTGGTCCAGCCAGAGCATCGGGCCGGGCGAGTTGCATGCAATCCAGCATGACCCAAGCTCCGCAGTCAGGGTCTTGCCCGCCTGAATCGCGGCAATGATGGAGACGAGCGAAACCGAGGGGTCGGCCAATGCCTCAAGCGGCTCACGAATCCATGGGGAGTTTGCCGATTGAAATCCCCCCGGCACTGGCGAGTACGGAATCGATTCGACATGCTGCTCGCACCATTGCCACGGCGGCCGACGGTCAGTCTCCGGCCACGACTTGCCATACATTTCCAGCAGCAGTGGATTATTTGTCGGCTGGCTTTCTTCCTCGGTTTTCAAGCTTGGGTGATTTCGGGTAAACGGCACGTCGCAGGATCGCTTTGAACTCGTCGCGTGCCTTGGCGAGCTCTTTCCTGATGCCCACCGCGTCAAGTCCGGCAAGGATCGGAGGAAGCTCGTTCTCCAGCTTGTTCATCAAAAGTGCGTCCGCCTGCCCATGGTGGTAGTTCATGAAGTCCCTGACTTCATCGAGCGGAATGAAGAGCCCCTTGCGGATTGCTACCCGCAGCTCACGATCCTCAACCTCGGCCAACAACTTGCGCAGGCGAAGCTCAGTTTCGTCGGGTGTCTCGGATGAGCTTTCAAACTTGGCGGCCAGCCCCTCTGCTTTGATGAAGGCGACCCACTTGAGCACATCGTAGGTTCCATTCGATCGGACTTTGGGCGCCCCCTTGCGCCTCTTCCAGACATCAACCGTCTGGCGGGCCACTCCAAGAATCTCAGCCAGTTCGACTAAGCTTTTTGCCGTGTGGCGGATCTCAGGAATCTGATCATCCGCCGTCTGCTTTTTGATCTGGAGTTGGGTCCAGTCGACTCGCGAGAGCGTCTTGCCTGCTTTCAACTTCTTCAGGATGTTCGCCGTGTTGGCGGTCTTGATTTGGTCGAATTGCTCCGGGTTGATGTCCATCTTGGCCGAATGTGGCTGGTGTAAGATCCAAAAAGATTTTTGCTCGTTTTTTCAACATGGGTCAGGGGAACCCCTCCGCCTGTCGGATTGGCAAAAAGATTCCTTGTCGGGTTCAAACTCCGCGCGGTGGGTTTGAACCTCCGCGATGGCAGCCACCACGTCTGGGGTGAGGTCGATCGAGGTCGTGTTTGGGAGTTGGACCATGAATCGTGCGCCTTCATTGAGCAGGCGTGTGATGCGTTGGGTTGGCGTGGTCATGATCAGTTGAGTGGATGCAGGGGCGGGAGTTGAACCCGCAGAGGGTGAGTGTATGAGGCTCGCCTGGGACCGTCCCTCCCTGCGGTTGGCGTCAAAGTGCCTCGTAGATATCGAGGATGAGTTTGAAGTCCTTCTTGAGCCCTTCGCGGCGATCGTCGTCCCATTCATCGACGGGTGCCTTCTGGGTTTCGCGAGCCCACCAGCGGCGGATGCGATTGAGTAGGGCGAGGTAGGTGACGTATCCGCGATCTGCTGGGTCGCCCTGGACTTCCTTCTCGGTGGCGAGTCGGCCGAAGTTGATCGACTTCTGGAGGCGTCGTTTCCCGAGGTTGTGTTTCACGGCCATTCCGAGCCAGTGGTCTTGTTCGTCGTTCGACTTGAGTTTGGCGACGACTGCGTGGTGCTCGAAACCGAGTTTGTCCTGCCGGCAGGACAATTGGACCCGGCGGGCGACGTAGGCGTAGTTGCGCAGCGTCTGGTAGGCCATGCCGGTGCTGGTGATTGCCTCCTCGTATTTGTCGCCCCAGCGTTTCTCGCCATAGTTGATCCAGTCGCCGATGATGAAGCCGATCGACTTGCCGATGGGGGTGATTTTTCTGCCGAGTTCATTCCATTCGTCGAAGGTCATCTCGTCGTTAAATTCGATGCCGGTTCGGGTGATGGTGAATTTTGGGTCGTTGATTGCTAGGGTGTTCATGGATTGTGATGCAGGTGTTGTTTGAGTTGTGAGGTTTGGTAGGTTTTGCGGGATTTCTCGCTGCGCATGGCCCGTGAGGGCGGCAGGTTCAGCTGGGTTATGATGTCAACGCAGCGTTTCGAGACAGCGGCCCTGGTGACGCCGTGGCGCTTGGCGATGCTGGTCATGCTTTCGCCGTTGTAGGCGCTGAGCCCGAGTGCGACGGCTAGGCATTCGACGGTGAGCCTGGTGTTGCCCTCCGAGATCAGGTCGGCGACGAAGTGGCGCAGGACATCGATGGCATTGTGGTTCGATGTGCTGGGTTGTTCGTCATCGTGATCGACCAAGCTGGCCATGTCTGGGGTGTGGCTGGCCATTGGTGAGTCGGCCATGTCAAGTTCCGCAGCCCCACTGCCATGGCGTTGGATGCATGGTTTGAGTAGGCCAAGTTTTTCGGCTTCACGTCGTTCGGCTAGGGTCATTGAGCTGACCCATGCCTGGTACTCGCGTTCGTAGATCGCATCCCTGCATGCCTGTCTTTTGGCGTAGTCGTCGGAGTTCAATTTGAACCTCCTTTCAGCCGATTTAAAACTGATGGCGCTGGTGCCTTAAAAGGCGAACCAGAGCGCGCGAATCTCGGTTTACCGATTCGCGCTCTGATTCTCTTTAGAGAATCTGTCAGGATGACAGTAAGGTGCCTGACTGTCAGTCGCGAATTTCTGTTAGAACATACGGGTTCAAATGGGTTCAAACCAATTTGAAACCCGGGTTCAAACCCTGCTGAAATGACGGGTTCAAATTCCATGGCGACGCCCCCTCCACAGGCGAGTTGCTTTGTCGAAAACGAGAGGGCCGGGCTTCATGTTGGCCAAGCAGTAGAAGACGCGCTGGGCTTCCTTCAGCGTGCAGTCACCATCGATCTCGGCAATGCGGTCTGAGATGTAGGCGAGCACGGCGGAGTCTTGTGGGACCTTGCCATTGGCGAGGGGAGGCATTGTCTCGACTGCGTTGCCGTAACGATCTGCCGCGCTGCCCATCTTGTACGTCGCCTTTGCCTTCTCGCTCTTGGGGTTGGCCTGAGGAGCCTTGAGTGCCGCGGGATCGGCGTTGCGGTCGGCTATGAAGATCGACTCGCACCAGCGCACGACAAACGGCCTTACGGGCGGCAGGGCGCGCAGCGTGAGGTCAATGACGTGGGCGTCATCATCCTCGTGCGGGGTCATGGTCAGGATCACGTCAGGATCGCGAGCAAAGACCCCTGAGCCACCAATGCGGTCGATGGATTCTTTGCCTGCCTGGTTCCCCTTGGAGAAGTGAGCGCCGAAGACGGCAGCGGCGCCCGACTTTGCTGCCAGTTGCTCGACCTCATTGAGCAGGCTTGCGATGTCGCCGGCATCATTCTCGTTGCGAGCACCGAGGCCTTTGTAGATCGGGTCGATCAGAATGAGTGAATACCCGGTATCGCGGATGCGTCCTAGGATCTTGGGGATGAGTGCGGAGAAGTCGGTCGCGTGGCCGCGTAGGTTCCAGATGTCGAAGCCGGTGAAGTCCTCGATTCCCTTGGCTCCTGCGATCCGGGTGATTCGGTATTGGAGCGCGAACGGTGGAAGCTCGAAGTTGAGGTAGAGCGCGCGACCGCGACGAGTGGCAAACCCCCACCACGGCGAGCCGGTGGACACCGAGAGCATGAGGTCGATGAGCGACCAGCTCTTGCGTGCCTTGGACGGCCCGCCGAGCACCATCTTCGCTCCTTGGTGAAGCACGCCCACGACGAGCTGTGGTGGCTCTGGTTCCAGCTGCCCCATGAACCCATAGCCGGTCAGGATTGGCGGAAGGTCAGAATTTGCGTGTGCCGCCTCCCATGCCGTCCATGACTCGGCCCCAATGCTGGTGGCCAACAACGACTGGCGTTTGATCTCACCATCAACCGTGCGCCAGCCATCTGGGCAACGTGACAACCTAGAGGCATTGCGGTTTTGCTTGTCGAGGTTGAGCCCGGAAAACCATCCCCAAATCGTTTCGACCCGGCGTTTGTATTCTGCCTCATCGGGAGCATCGACTCGGATCCATGCGTGCAGGCTCTTGTTGCCTGAGTCGATGAGCACCGACACGGGCATGCCACTGGCGACGACTGCGTGGAGTTGTTCTTCCTTCGGGATTGGTTTGCCTTCCCCGTCACGATCGAACTCAACCAAGACGTGGCGAAACGATGTGACATCATCGTTCTTGGCGCCGTCCTTGACCATCGGGTTGATGCGGACGTAGAGCCCGAGCTTTGTTCCAAAGACTTTGTCGATGCCACCCTTCTGGGCGACCTTGGATCGCCATTCGTTGGCCGTGAGCGTGACTCCGCGCCTTGGAATGACCTGGCCATCATCCGACTCAGCTGCCGGCGCAATGGCGACATGCTCGTCAGGCTGGAAGCACGCATCGAGAAGCTGGAGGAATCCGCCATCAATCGGGCCGGGCAATGACTTGGCCATCCTTCTGGCATCAGGCGCCATGGTCGGCCGCCGGTGGACGGCTTGTGGTGACGCGCCCAGTGGTTCGCGGGACGCACGAGCGAATGCCGAGCGGATTGTCGTCCGTGCCTCGGATTCGGATAGGCCATCAGCAAGCGCGCGGGCAAGCAACTGCCCCTCGGTTTCTTCCAACGGGTGGCCGGCGTCGCGGAACTGGCAGGTGGCATCAAAGAGTTCGGCATTCCTCATGCCTTCGCCTGCCCCTTGTCGTAGGTAGTCGAGCGTTCGGCGTGGCAATGCGAGGGTAAGCCCAGGTGATCGGTATTTTGCCATATTGGGTCTATCAGGCGTTGATGGTTTTGAAGCGTGAATCGAGGAAGTTGCGGGCTTCCTCAAAGGTGGCGGTTTCCGGCTGTGGATGGCCGTGACGGACGAGCACGCGGACTTGCTTGGGCGTGGCGAGGCCAAGCTTCCTTCGCATGATGAGGCGATCGAGTATCAGCGATGCTTGCCCCTTGGTGCGGACGCAATCGGTATCGAGGCCAAATTTGCTCAGCACATCGAGTTGCTTGGCGGTGGGCTCTTGTGCCTGCCACTCCATGGTTGGCTGGTAGTCAGCAAGTGCCACTTCCTTGAGCGAAACGGCGAGCTCCAGCGGGTCGATCGTGGTGCCACGGCGCGCAAGATTGGCAGTGAGCCTATCAGTCAGCGTGCGTGTTCGGTCGGAATCGACTCCCTCGCGTGCATCTTCCAGGTCACCATCATTACCGAGCTTTTCGGTCAGTGCTTTGGCATCTGCCTCGTCCTCGGCAATCAAGTGCGCCGGGCGAATCAGGCTATGTTCTTCCGACTGCCAGAGGAAGTCCAAGACCAGCAGGTGGTCTTTGCCCGGCCAAATTCGCGTGCCACGGCCGATGATCTGCGAGTAAAGCGCGCGCACTTTGGTCGGCCGCAGGCACACGACACAATCAATACTAGGTTCATCGTAGCCCTCGGTGAGGAGCATCGCATTGGTGAGAATGCGCGTCTCATTTTTCCTGAATCTCTCCAGTGCTGCCTTCCGTTCGCTGGTCTGACCATCGACATGCTCAGCGAGCAGCCCTCGCTCACGGCAGATCTCGGCAAATCGCTTCGATACGGCAATGAGCGGGAGAAAGACAATCGTCTTGCGATGCCGGTGTTCGACCATGACATCCGCGATCTTTTCCAGGTATGGCTCAAGCGCATGGCCGAGGTCATCGGCACTGAAGTCGCCCCGACTGGTTCTCACGCCGCTAAGATCCATCTCCAATGGCACGGTCTTGACCCTGATTGGTGAGAGCCATCCTTGCTTGATGAGGTCGAGCAGATTGATCTCGCACGCGATGTTCTCGAAGTACCGGCCGAGGTTTCGTTTGTCACCTCGGTCACTGGTCGCCGTGACTCCCAAGACCTTGGCGTGGTCGTCGAAGTGGCCGAGCGTCTGCAGGTAGCTGTCCGCTAGCACATGGTGGCAATTGTGAACCAGAATGCCCTCAACGAAGTAGTTGTGGTGTTCCTCTACTTCGAGATTGAAGACCGCACCGCCTGGACACAGTTGGTCAAATTCCGGATCACATCCTCGTTGGAAAATCGCAACACCTTCCACCCGAGCGACTGGAGCAATTCCTCCTTTTTTCGATCCCGCAACTGCCTCTCCAAAGAGAAGTGGCTCGCACCGTCCACCTCCACTCCGACCCGGAGTGTCTTGTTTCCGATGTCGATCTTGTAACAGGTCGGGTAGCCGCTGCCGCGTGGTTGCTTCGTGGGCACTGCCACTTCCATCTCCCACCCCAATGCTGAGGCCAGCAGCATCTGCGCGACTGGCAAGGGCTTGCCATTCCC